ATTTCTAATGGTATCTTTATCAAAAAAAGTTTCGCCAAGAGCAACCCTATATAATCTATTAAATATAGCTTCAGCCATATCATCTGGTACTAATTCTCTCGTATAATTTTTACTTGTCCATGGTATCTTTTTTAATGATTGTTTAGCACCAGTCCAACTTTTGCCACGAATTGCTTGTTTTAAAAGAAATAGTGGATCAGATGGATTAATTTTTTTAGCACGTCTTTGATTAAATTTATTTTCTAACATCTCTAAAACTTTTTCTACATCATCTTGAAATTCTGATTCTGGTTCGTGGGCATCTGGATAAAATTGTTTTCCATATTTATCCGATAAATCTTGAATTGGTTGTGTGTTTAACATCCAATGAACAAAATGATTTTCATAATCAAATCTGTTAGAACTATCTCCTGCTTTTGTCATATCTTGCCATGTAAGCATTATAATGTGCATCGCAGCATTATATTTCATTTTATCCATAACCACGTTTGGTTTCTGAATAGGAGTTTCTGGAGCATATTTTCTAATCTCCTGGAATATTCTATCTTTTGAATTTTCTAATAATGATCTTAATCCAAAATGAAGGGGAGATGGCCAATCACCAAATGATACCCAACGAGAATTTTCACTTTCCCAATTCAATTTTGGTGTAAATTCTTCTGGAACTATGGCTAAAAATTGTGATATCTAAACCCAACTCTTGAATCTTCATAAACATAAAGTGGTATCAATTCATCAATTTGAAGGGAATATCCAACTTCCTCAGATAATTCTCTTTTTACTGCCGAGGAAGGATCTTCATTACTATCTATTGCACCACCCCATACACCCCAGGTGTGAGGCTGTTCAACCGCACCTGACCTATACGGCAATAGAATACGACCCGTCCGTTTAGCGAGTATGATAGCTCCGGCACCCGCAGTACCCCAATATCCTGTAGTTCTTAGAGCTTCTCCATGATCTGAATCATTTTCTTGTAAATTTTGTGGTTTTATATAAAGAGGATGAAAATTATGACTTTTCATATACAATTTCCATATTTTATAATTTTCTGCCATTATAATATTATAAGATATACCGTCCATAGATCGCTTTCTTATAATTAACACCATATCAGTTCCGTCATATGCTGTATATGAATAATCTCTTTCATCAGCAAAACAATTTCGTTTTACACCATGTTTAGTCTGACTAGTAATTATTTTATTTCTTGAAGCAATCTTTTTAAAATCCTTTCCCAAACGGCCTTCATTTCTCATTCTTATGATTACATGTTGTACAGCTTCTTGTCCTTCTTGCTTAGTCATCGGAGAATATCTTTTTCCTAGTGCTTCAGTCAAATTTTGTGGTTTACCACATAAAGAATAAAAATTATGATATTTTAAGGATTTTGGAAAATCTTCTTTTGAAGAAATATGATAATAAATTCCATCTCCTCTTTTTCTTATAGTCAATATTGTGTCAGTTCCATCATATGCCGTATATGAATAATCTCTTTCGTCGGCCTTTTGAGTGGAATCTTTTATAATAATATTATTTCTCACACCAATCTTTTTAAAATCTTTTCCTTCATGACCATTTATTCTCATTCTTATAATAATATGCTGTAATGCTTCTTGTTCTTCTTGCTTAGTCATCGGAGAATATCTTTTTCCTAGTGCTTCAGTCAACGTGAATGAAGTAGGTATTATTTTCCATCTTTCCATTTCATTACCCATATCATCTTTTGCATAAAACCCCACACCATTAGTTGTTTTTTTTATATAGAAATATCTAGTCCAAATTCCACTACTATCATCTACTCTATAAACTATTTCTTTGTCTTGTTTTACTTTTCTAAATGTTCTAGTAATTTTATCTCCAAATAATTTTCTTAATTCTTTTTTAATATAATCAACCACTTCCTGTTCTTCTTGCTTTGTAATTGGAATACATTCGATTTTTAATGCTTCAGTCAAATTTGTGGATTTTTCATATTTAGAAGAAGGCATTATAATTTTAAATCGTTGCCGGATTCTACCACTTATTTCTATTACCCAATATCCTATACCTTGATAATTTCTTTCTATTTGAAAAATCAAACGAATACCATTTATATAACCTTCATATTTAATAATATCAGTTTTTACATTACCAACATTAGTATGTCTAAGATGGTCAATTTTTTTAAATGTTTTTCCTAGTTCAGTTTTATCATCTACGATTGCTTGTGACCAATCGTATTTAATGATATTGACTGCTTCTTGTTCTTCTTGTTTACTTATTGGAATATAATAAACAGATTCGTTTAATGATTTTGGTGAATGTAAAACTGTTATCCAATCATCATAACTATATCTTATTTCATCTCCTGTAAAAAATCCTACTCCTGTAGTTTCAAAATTTCCTAAGTTTACTTTACGAATATGAAATATTATAGTACGGAGATCTAATGTTATTTTATAATCAATAATATCATAATAATATTCTGGTCCTAAACTTTCTCTTCTTTGGTGTTTTATTTTTTTCAATAATTTACCAGCATCCATATTATATTTTTTATCCCACACCTTCTTGATATAATCAACCACTTGTTGTTCTTCTTCTTTAGATATTGGTAAATAATGTTCTGATTTTTTATCTTCATTTAATGATTCGGTTGGCATCACCAATCTCCAATCATTTTCATTTAATTCTTTATTTGGTGTTATTGATGTAAACCCCTGTATTATTTCTCCTGTTTTTTCATATTTTGATTTAAATTTTACTCCCCATTCACTTTTTCTTATAAGAAATAGTATTGGTTTACCATTATAATCAGCCCTATAATCTATTAAATCATAATAATTTCCATCCGGATGTTTCAATTTTCTTTCTTGTTTTACTTTTTGTAAAGTTTTTGATATGTTATAATTAACCAAACTTTTTTTAATATAATCTATAGCTTGTTTTTCTTCTATTTTGGTGATTTCATAATATTCTTCACCACCTTCATTCATCTTATAAACATCTTCATAAATCTTCCAAAAATTTCTTCGATATATTTTTGATTCTTCTTCATCTGTTTTATTTTCTGATAATGGTTTTCCAGAAGTTGAAAGAAATTTCCAATCTCCTTTATTATTTTCTCCACCATAATCTTTTCTATAACCAAACCACAATCCATCCCGATCTTTTGATATAATAAACTCTATTATTATATTTCCTTCAAGTCGTGCTTCATATCCTATTTTATTAAGTGATAAATTTTTTTCTTGACTTACTTTTCGTAAAGTTTTTGATAATTCAGGACCAAGATATTTAAAATGTTTTTTAATATAATCCACAACGAAATATTCTTCCATTTTAGAAATGGGATATGATTTTTGTTTGGTCAAATTTCTTTCTTTACCAAGTTCAATCCAGGAATCTAAAACACTATACATCGTTCCACCACGATCCCATTTAATTTTATATTCATATTTAGAATCTCCCAATCTTTCCTTAGCACCTGGATATTGCTTAACAATATCTGATACATCTCTCTTATCTATTATTGTTCCTCCTGTTCCAATTGGAATTACAACCACGCCTCTATTATACGGATCAATTCCTACCTTAGCTGTTACACGACTTCCAATATCTCCTGGTTTTGATAGTTTTTTATCAACCTTATAGATTTTTGATGAATCATATACACATATTCTATCTCCGATTAATAATGTTTGATTTCCCCACGAGCCACCTCTTCCTTTAAACCATACAGCATCATATTTAGATTTTAAAGTTTCGGTCATGTTGGTCGTGGCTCTTAATCTTTCTTGCCGAATTTTTTCAGTATTCCATAAAGCACCAGGACTAGGACCGGAGGTTTCTGGAGTTTTAGAGTAGTTATAACCATTTTCTATCCACCATTTCATCATTGTTCGTGATGACCCAAAATTAATTTCTAAAGGATGAGCATCAATAAAATATGGTCCATCATAATTTCGGTATCCAGTAGAATATTCTTTTGCTATTGATCTTAATGTTGTAAAATAATATCCAAAACCAAGATGAAAAAGAGGAGCTGGTATTCCTTCATAATAATCATTTATAGGATAATCACTGGGAATTTCACCTGACTCTTCTTGTCCTGAAGAGAACTTTGGGGGAAATATTTTTGCTAATTTTTCCGGAATTGTACTACGATATATAGGACCGAAAAGATATCGGTCTTTGGCTTCCTGAAAAGAAATTATTTGTAAATCTTCAGTTAAAATCATAATTTTTAAACCTTTTTATAACTATTAATAGGTATAATAGAATTATTTACTTCAATATGATAAATGTAAATTGGTACCACCACATGTTTTATATAATCCCACACTTCTTTCCACGATGGAATTCTAATATCGTTAAATATTTCATTGATTATATTTTTTAATTTAATCATATAAATAAATATCCATCAGTGTACAAAAAGAAGGTCCTCATTTCATTGAAGACCTTCCTTGTTCCAGTTAGCGTTGCGTTTAGGCGTTAGGGAAATCGTTTATATTATGCATTCGGAAACTGGGCACCAGTCGCCAAAATATTGAAATCCAACACAATAAACTCAGCGGTCTTAGTTGGCTTTAAATAAATCTGACCATACAGAATATTTTGATCGATTACATCTGGAGTATTGTTGGTTTCATCCATCTTAACGAAGAAGGCATATAAACCAGCTCTCTGTTGAACAGATTCCAGATATGGATTGACGATGCTCAAGAACTTATTGCGTGTAGAAGCGACATTCTGCTCGAATACCAAGTATTTGCTCGTTGAAGCAAAGAACTTCTTAATATTGATAAGCAGCCGACGAACATTAACACGATTAAGTGCTGAATCAGCGTCTTGAAGGGTCTTCTGACCCCATACCACAATGCCGTTTCCTGGGAAAGCAGCGATCGGGTTGACTTTACCTTCGTAAAGAGTATCACGTTCTTCGTGTGTAGTTCTGTCAGTCACTTGAACGGCGATTGGGATACCACCACGATTTAGACCGGCCGGTGCGAACCATTCAGCAGCAACTTTGTCGTTAGCAGCGTAGACCGCTGGCAATACAACAGAAGGAGGAACCGATACAATCTTGTTGGTATTAGTATCAAGGATTTTAACCCAAGGATAATAAGTAGCAGCATAATTAGTATCATATTGACCAGCATAGGTTACTACTTGATCTACTTGACCTGCTCCAGGATTTCCATCGTCTGAATACATATCCAATACGAAGAATACATCTCCACGCTTTTCACACATATCAACAACCAAGTTGGCAACATATGGGTGATGTTGATGTAAGATACCAGGAACAACAATCAAGTTGATATCAAACTCATCAGCATTTCCGAGAGCAGCAATACATTGATTGTAAGCAATTGAACCAGCAGAACTTACTGTTGTACAATCTAATCCTTGTGTATTACCTGGGGCAATATCTCCACCTACATTAATTGGAATTGCTGGGGATTGACCATCAAATCCACCTTGGAATCCAAGAACAAACTTACGCATCTTAATGTAAGTTGGTTCATTGACTACGTCATAAGTAGATGGGACCACATTGCTTCCACTTAGAAAAGTTCCTGTTCCAACACCATACAATTGATAATCATCATCTAATGCGAATATAGTATTTCTTCCAATACTGACATATCCTCCAAATACTGGAAGAGGAGCCAAATATTGTTTATTATCAAGAGATGCTCCATTACCCGTAGAAGTTTGAGGATATAAATCATAAGTTCAGTATCAGCACCTACAGGAGCATCATCAAACGTGATACCTGATGGATACTTACCAGGACTTAATCCATAAACTGAAGCTTTGGTGTATTTCATTACAGGAGTCCAATAACCAGCACTACCATCTGTGGGAGTAGCGAAAGCTTCAAATCCATATGGAATAGAGGTTTCAGGATATGGACTATCAATCATTTCAATACGAACGTGTTTACTATTATTAGTAAATGTTCCGAATTCAATTATCTTACCAAGATTGTTGATATAATTGTATCTATCACCAATTCTACGAGCAACATAATTCGAAGAATTTGGATCGAGATTACAATTAGGGAATTGTTCAAGATAAACAGGTTTCTTATCTGTATCACTATATCTACGAACAGATAAAGTAAATGAACCATAATCACTACCATTAACTGTCCCAGCAAGTTTAACACTACTGATTTCAATCTTATAAGCAGTATTCATATTCGTACCGTCTGATAATGTAGAAACACGGAACAGACGATAACGAGATGGATTTGATCCGGCTTGCCATGGAGCTACCTTTTGAGATATTATCCAAGGAGTTGTAGCATTAGTAATAGCAAACTGACTATCACCATTAGTTAGATCACGGCTATAAGCATCAGTGAAATTTTCAGGTTCACCAGTCATTAGCGTGTCACTATTTGGTATAGGCGCACCAACAATTTGCCATTTTGTTCTATTTGCAACTACTTCAGTAATAGCATTCTCAAATATCTTATAAAGATAAGCTGCTTCAATCTTTTGACCTGTTACTTGTGTAGTAGGATTACCAGCGGTCGGATCTTTACCAAACACATTGGTAATATATTTTGAATCTGATTCATCTAATGAGAATTGATATACTCCATAAGGAGTTACACTATCTGAATTCTTAAGTGTCAAATTAAAATTAACTTCAATAGTATTACTTGGCCAAGTTGATGATGTAGCTAGTGTAGAACCACTAAAACCAGGAGCAACAAGATCTGAAATACCAGCATATTGAGTATCATTCAATACAGCGAGTAATCTTACATCATTTGAACCAGAAGTCCAAGCATTTGTGCATGAATTAAATGAAAGAGCACCAGCCGTTGTAAATGTTCCATTATATTTACCAAACGAACCAGAAAGAATGCCAGCCATTTCAATTACAGGAGTTCCACAAAGACCTAATACAGATTTTATAGAACCAGAGTAAATTGAAACAGATGTAAACGGTTCCGTTCCACCAACAAAAGTTAATACAGTTGGACTTACAATAGAACCAGTAAATTGTCCTAAAATTATAGAGGATGAAAACTGAGTACTACTACTAATAGACATTATAGTTTCTACAGTAACACTTGTAACTCCTAATGAAATGGTCTGCCCGTAATATAAAATACTACCACTATTTAAGTTTGCATTTTGTATGTCACCGTCTGCTGGTTCAGAAGCAAATGTTACTGTAAGTGAAGCACTCTTCGCTAAAAATGAACCACTATTAGTCCACGTTGCACCGGCAGCATATCCATCAGTAAGAGAACCAGAAAAATATATAAAAGAACTTCCAGAATTTAAATCTCCGATAGACATATTTCGATTCCAACTACCACTTTGAGCCCAAATAGCAACTGGATATTTTTGTTGGTAGCCAGTAAGACCGCCCACACGACAAACCGTCACCAATCCTCTTTCATTCAAATATTCTGCTGCGGTATATGGGCCATAATACACTCCATCTGGAACACCAAATGTATTCTGTAGGTCATTTACATTAGTAAACGATCGTGGTGAAAAGGATGGGCCTTTTGGGAATGGGGCTACTATGACTCCACCGATATCGCTTATGCCTTGAGCAAGGCCTGATTGATCAAATTCACGGGTAAAAACTCCTGCACTTACGAGCCTGTTCACCGGACTAAATGTTCCGCCTTCTTGGATACTCATTGTATTATTCCTTTTTCTTTAAATATTTTTTTGATTCATTGATCATCCACAATGACCTAAATATAAATATTCTCAAAAATTTGAAAAGATAAATCGTTTTTTGATTTTATTTATACTCTTTAATTGGAATATTGCCTATATTACCACGGATCCAATCATCCCAATCATTTTCCCATATATATTTAACTTTATATCCACTATCTCTCAGTATTTTGAATTTTTTAAATGTATTTTCATATAATTGACCAAACGTTTTATGACATAATTTATTATAAGAATTACATTTAAATTTTTTTGGATTTCCATGATAAAAATCACCTAAAAACTCATAGACGGTGTTAGTATTCCAATCAATACCATCTACACTAAATCTTAAAATTTTCTTTTATCTATGAATTTTTGTATCTGGAATTTTTATTTCATTCAAAAAGTTTCTTTCTTTATTAGATATATTTGAAGTACATTTAGCGCATCCTTGTCCTGATAAATGGTGATATGGAGCTTGAAAAAAATCTCCGTGGTAGGACAGGTTATAATTATTTTCTCTTCATTATTTTTTCCATAAATGGTTTTTAAATATTGATATTTATTATTATGAATTTTTTGTGCTTTTAATATAAACTCTTCTGTATTAAGTTTAATATTTCCTGAACATTTTCCGCATCCTTTTTTGTGCCATGTATGGTTTCCTGGAGTTTGATAAAATTCTCCATGAGTAGGGCATATAATTTTTAATGGTGTGAATGCTCCCCTACCCTAAAGGGATAGGGGCTTCCATGCTTCTTTTGGAAGCAAAAGAGTCCATTCCGACTCTTAAAATGTTTCGTGCAGCATTCAAATCTCTTCCAATGTCCAATCCACAAAGATTACATTTGTGTTGCCTATCAGAGAGTTTCTTTATCTCAATGTTGCCACAACCAGAACACATCTGACTCGTATAGGCAGGATTTACGTCATTCACTTCACAACCAGCATCTACCGCTTTGCTATGTAGCATTTGTCTAAACGTAGTCCATCCTGAGTCCAATATGCTCTTATTCAAACTTCGCCAGTTGTCATTCAACATCTGACTTGGTTTAATATCCTCCACGCAAATATGAGAGTATTCGCTTACGAACTTCTTGCTCAACTTGTGTAGGAAATCTTTTCGTTGGTTCTTTATTTTGCAGTGAACCGATACCAATGCTCTCTTGGTCTTAATCTTCTGCTTATCATCCCTTGGTTTCTTTTTTAGTTTGGAATACTTACCTTGGATTTTGGAAAGTTTCTCGGAAGATTGTCGTAAGAAATGAGGATGAGAAATGGTCGTCCCATCGGAACAAGTGGCAAAGTCAATACATCCAACGTCAATACCAACTGCTCGTTTCCACTTCTTAACTTCTGGTTTAATCTCAACCTCACATGAGAAAATAGCATACCAATGATTGCCTTCACGTTTAATGGTCAAGGTCTTAATCTTACCTTCCATTTGCGGTGGAGGTTAATCCGAACATCACCAATCTTGGACATCCAAAGTTTCTTTGGAGTCAACTTAAAACCCGTTTGTGGAAAAGTGAATGAGTCGTATCGGTCATAGGACTTAAATCGTGGAAATCCTGCTTTACCTGTCTTATCCTTCAACCTACGGAAGAACCCAAGATAGGCAAGGTCAAGTCGGGCAGATACATTTTGGAGGACTTGGGAATGGACTGGTGTTTTCAGTTCCATATCCTTAATCACTTTACAACAATCAAAATGAGTGAGTGTCTTCTTGGTTTTCTCATAGTGGTCGTTTCGCTTCTCAAGGAGTTGGTTATAGACGTAGCGACAAGTTTCTCTCGTCTGTTCAAGACGGTCAGCGTTCCTCCTTTGGGAGACAACCTAAACTTGTAGTTTCGTTTTACATTCACGGACATACATATCATTGACTTTAAGGAAAATGTCATTTTATTTTTATTTCCTTAATATGGTCGTCATTCATCCCCTTGGCTAAAGCCGAAGGGGCTTTCTGACTCCAAGAATGTAAAAATTTACCATGAATGGGACATACAATAGAAACATTAATTCTATTGTTTATATAATTTACATTAGAATAATCATATTTTTTTCCATGAATTTTATAAGATCTTTTAAGAAATTCATTATATGATAATTTTTTTGCCATAATTTATGAATTGGGTATAAACAAACCTTTCTTAAGATCTAGTTGACCATCTCCATATTTCTTGTAGAATCCCTGTATTAACTCATTTTCTTTAGTTTGAAGATTTTTCCACTCTTCTTGAAGTTTATTCTCTTTTTCGGTTAATGCCTTAATAGAAGTCTCTACCGTCATTTTTTCAACATATAGATTACCGAAGTCTAAAACTGCTTGTTGAAACTTTTGTTGTAAATCTGAAGTTGTTTGTATTTCTTCCGATGTAACTTTAATTGGATCTTTCATATGATTATAACTATTATCAACATTATTATTTTATTTTTTATCTTTTCTATATTATCATTATCATTGTTAAGTAGATTTAACTTCCAGTAAACAAGTTCCTGCTGACATTGCACTTGGAAAAGATATACCTTCCGTATAAGAACCTGCCGATGTAGTTAATTTATCATAAGCATAA